CTACAAACTCATTCTCGAAAACACCAAAGGGGCAGAGGCGAAACAAGCGGACAAGGAAGTCGAAAAGGTGGTGGAGCAGGTCGAGAGTAAAATAGTTTACGCCTGCCCTCACTGTAAGAAGGAATTATGCTAAAACAATACCTAAAGCAATTTGGGCTTAGGTCAGTAGGTCTAACCTTAGCCACATTCTTTGGCGGCACTGCCATCGGTGCTGTAGCCGGAGACTGGCTAATGGGTTCTATCATCGGCGTTGGCTCTGCCTTTGCCGTTGTCCTAACGACTATCGGCGTCTCACTGGCCTGGAAGGGAACGCTGGAGATCAACGACATCCAGAACGCCTACCGTGCTGCTGTGGCTAAGTCTGACTCAGAGGCCGTACAGGACGCTCTGGAGGTCAATCGTGATGGGGATTACGACTGGGACGACTTGGACTCCGACGACTACGACCCTTCGCTTGCAGAGCCTGACGCTCCTTCGCGGTAAGTCCTCCCCAGACGCCATACTGCTCATTCACATTCAGCGCGTACTCTAAGCACTGCTGCCTAACCGGACACTCCCCGCAGAACTTCTTAGCCACCCTAGGCAGCGAATAATCCTCGTCGTGCGAGTGAAACCACAGCTCAGGATCTGTCACCATACAAGGCGGGGCATAGGGCGCTTCCTTGATAGCTTTGGCTAGTTTCAAATACTCTCTCGCATCTTGCATACGCACAATCTAAAGAGAACTATTCAGCTTGTCAAATTAGCGTTCGTCGGGACTCGTGCCGCCCCAGATCCCGTGCTTCTGTCGCGTAGACAGCGCGTATTCAAAACATTCTTTTTTGATAGGGCATTCATAACAGATACCCTTTGCTACGACCGTTGCGCGATGCCGCATCTCTGGGTCGTCGAAGTCCTCTGGGTACCAAAGATCAGGATTCTTTTCGCAGGGAACACCACCAGCAGAACGTATAGAAGATAACAATTTGATATACGCACTTGTAAAAAGTCCCTGGGACAGCATAAGGTAAGGCTACCTGACTTAGGAGGAAAGTGAAAACATACGCACCGCCCACGATAAACGGGGCAAAACTACTCGGTGTTTATGACCCAGGAAGCCCTGAGTGGCATTCTGAGCGGTCTAACGGCATCGGAGGTAGTGAAGTAGGCACCATACTCGGTCTAAACCCTTACGAGAGCGCCTACGCCCTCTGGGCAAAAAAGACCGGAAAGATCCCTAGCCAGATAAAAGAGAACTGGGCTATTCGGTTCGGTAAAGCTTTTGAGGGTCCCATTTTGGGACTATGGGCTGAGGAACACCCTGAATGGGAAGTAATGCTCACAGGTACCTATCAGGACGAACACTGCGAGTACCGTCACGCTAACCCCGACGCTATTGCGCGACACGTCGAAACTGGCGAGCTAATGATCATCGAGGTCAAGACCTCTCGGCAGACTTGGGAGAGTGTCCCTCCTGCCTATGTAGCTCAAGTGCTGCACTATATGGGCGTCCTAAAGATTCAGAGGGGCATCATTGTCGCTGTGGCCGGAATGACTTGGAACGAATACGAAGTCCCGTTCAGTCAAGGACAGCTAAACGTACAGAATGAAATGCTTGGTGAGTTCTGGCATTGCATCACGGATGATCACAAGCCAGCGTGGGATGGTTCAGACGCCACGTATCACGCAGTTAGGGCTGAGACGCCTGAGATTGACCTGAGAGAGGTTGAACTAGGGAAACTAGGGATTGACCTTATCAAGGCACAAGAAGCCTCTGACACGGCTTCTAGGGCCGTTACGAAGCTCAAGTCACAAGTGCTGCACCTGATGGGTGACGCAAAGTGGGGAACGATCGAGACTAAGGGAGGTCCTGAGCGTGTCGTAAGTAGACAGCTACGCGCCGGAGTGCCATCATTAGTCATAAATAAGAAAGGAACGACGTGGATTTAGGAATTGGTAGCTACGTCACAATGCAGAAGGGCGTAACGCAGGTCACAGGGCTTGTAGACGGCCTAAAGGTAAATGAAGAAGGCCTTGAGCGCATCAGCATTATGGAACTGGATCACTGGTTCTATATGTCTCAGGGATGGCAGTTTCTAGTTGAAAGTGAGGACGACGATGCCGAGATTCAACCTGAATGATTACGAAACAGTAGAAGAACGTATTAGGAGGTTCTACGATGAAAACCCAGATGGCCGTATTACGACGGAAAATCTTACGACTTCGGTGGACCGTTCGGTCAGCACTTGGGTTGTTCAGGCAAGCATATTTCTCACGGCAGGCGACCAAGCGAACGGTTTGCCGAAAGCTACTGGCCTCGCGTTTGAGGTGGACGGGGGTCAGGGTGCGAACCAAACTGCTGCCCTCGAAAACGCCGAAACATCTGCCATTGGCCGTGGTCTTGCAAACGCAGGCTATTCAGGAAATAAGCGAGCAACTAAGGAAGAAATGAGCAAAGCCAACAGGGGAGTCACTCCGACACCCCCTGGCAAGAATTGGTTGCAAGAAGCAGATAAGATTACCGATGTAGGTGGCTTACGCTGGCTATACGCTCAGGCGAAAAATGAAGGTGCCTCACCGGAGACACTAGAAAGGATTGAGGAACGTGCAAAAGTCCTCGGTGCTAGTGGCGAAGGTGAAGGAGCTGACGGAAGCTTACCAATCAGCGTTGAGAAGGGGTAGGCAAGATGAAGCCGACTTCTGGAATGCTGAACTCTTACACCACCTTTGGAGGCTAAGTGCTTCCATCACAGGTAGTCCAAGAGATCGCCAGGCTAACTCAGGAGAATAGCCGAGGCGCAGACGCGTTATACGAAGCTGAGGTCGCTCTGGCCGAAGCTGAACACCACCTTGACACGGTAGAACAAAAAGCCTTTATCAAGAATGAAGGCACTGTGGCAGATCGCACGGCGCTCGCCAAGCTAGAAGCTGCCGATGCTCGGTTGCAGCGGGACCTAAGACGGGCCGAACACAACCGCATCAAGGTAAAGATAAAGACTATAGAGACTTCACTAATGGCGTTAGGTACGCAAGTGAAGCTGATGCAAGCGGAGATGAAATGAGCGTAACCCCTCGTATTAGACAAAAACTAAAGCTGCGCGACCCGTACTGCCTGCATTGTGGGACTGACATAGATTTGGTTGTCCATCATCGCAAGAACCGCCAGATGGGAGGCTCGAAGCTCCTAGATCATTACCAAAACCTGCTAATGGTCTGTGAGGAATACAACTTCCGGATGGAGGCAAGCGAGGTGGCTGCCGAAGATGCTCGAAGATTCGGTCACAAGCTCTCTAGCTGGCAGGACTTCTCAGACCCCGTTTATGACGAGTGTGATGGTAATTGGTACGTGCTGGAGGAAAACGGCTCTAAGACGCGTGTAGAGCCTCCGGAGGCTATGTTCTAATGCCACTGATAAGGGGATATCACTCGTTTGACGATCACTTTACACAGATCCCAAACTCGTGGCTAAGGGACACTCGATTGAGCTTGAAGGCAATTGGGCTGCTGTCGCAGATTATGAGTCACAGTCCAGGCTGGAATATGAGTGTTCGGGCATTAGCAAAGAGCAACGGAACTGGCATTGGGACCATCAAGAGTGCCGTTACAGAGCTGGAAACACACGGGTACTTGAAGAGATCAGACACTCAGAAGAAGAACGCAGATGGCACTTTTGCCGACTACGACTGGACTACGACAGACCCGTTCCAAAACCCCGTCACGGTGAAACCCCGTCACGGTGAAATAGCACACAAAGAAGAACATATATTTATAGAAGAAAAAGATATTAAGAATAACGAGAGAACTAAAGCGCATTTTGAAAAGTTATTTGCAGAGTTCTGGAATGCTTATCCGAGAAAGCTTGACAAGGCTAAAGCGTTTAGGGCTTTCAAGTCCGCACTAAAGCGAGCGAAGTTTGAAGATGTCTTAGCTGGGGTGATTGCCTATCGAAACGATCCGACAAGAAACCCTGACTTTACGAAGTATCCGGCCACTTGGCTAAACAATGATTCTTGGGAGAATGCGGCAACGACGCCAGAGAACAGGATTCGGTCCGAGAAAGAGCGCGCTGCCTCAAAAGAGTATCTCGAACAGCTAAAAGAATTAGAAAAGAACTCTGCCCCACCACCTGCCGACATTAGAAAGAAGCTAGGCTTGTGATGTGGATGAATTTATTGACTGCTACAAATGTGGTAAAACGTTTGCCGTCAATCGCAAGCGCCGTAAGTTGCGGATGCACTGCGAGAGCTGTAGGGTCAATAAAGCAAGCACAATTCAGCAAGGTGACCTCAAGTGCCTACCCTGGCACGGTCACTTCGCCTCGGATATGCTTACCCCAGTGGACGAGAATGGAGAACCAGTCTTGCCAGGGGAAAGGATCTGCGGCAACGCAGATTGTGTATCGCCAAGCCACGTGAAAGGAAAATAATGGCGCAAATCAAAATCAGTAACGCAACGGTCGCTTTTGTAAACAGCAAAGGCTTTACCGCTAAGGCCCAGGTAGAAGTTATGGGCGACACCCGCGACGAGTACTACAAGGTCTGGACGGACCAGAAGGTTGCCGAAGGCGACACAGTAGACATCGTTGGCGACATCTCAGCTCGCGTTGAGGAATACACCGACAAGCGCAGTGGCGACCTAAAGCGTGTAGCCGCACTGCACGTCAATAACCCAGTTATCAAGAGCGACACCCCGTTCTAATGACTCAGTTCGTAGGGCTAGGCACAGCAACGCTGCTGTGTCTGCTCTCCGTCCAAGCAGAGCCTGTAACGGCTACAATGGGTTTTATTTGGGCGGGGGTACACGTTGTTGCCATACTCCGTCAATGGTATGAATCTGCATCTTGAGATCTTCGGTAATCCTGCTCCGCAGGGATCGAAGAGAATTATCAAGGGCCGACTTATCGAGGCCTCGTCAGAGAAGCTCCGTAAGTGGCGCAAAGAGATAGCTAGAGTCTGCACTGAAGCCCGCGCCCGTGACGAGGACCTGTTCTTTCTTGGTCCCGTCAGAGTAGAGGTTGTGTTCTTTATGCCCCGTCCGGCTTCCGTCAAGCAATCAAAGCGACCTTGGCCTATCGTGCCTCCTGATCTAGACAAGCTCTGCCGTGGGCTGCTAGACGGGATTGGGCAGTCAGAACTTATCTGGGGAGACGACTCTCAGGTCGTAAACCTCATTGCCACCAAGGTCTACGCGGATGCTCGCGAGCCTGGTGCTTCGGTCACAATCACAGGTGTATAACAAATCGGTAACAACTGCCGAAATGTCCTTGCCTTTGTCACTACCCCTCTCTAATCTGTTTTTTGAAAGGAGAGATATGAAAGTCTCAGAGATAAAAAGTCAGCTGGAGTTTTTCACTGACACACTGTTTCAGGTCGGTTACGATATGGGCTGGAATTCAGTTGTAGAAGAATTAGAACAAGCAGCAGATCGAGAATGGAACATTGGCAACAAAACCACGGCGGAGGTCCTTCGAAAGGCCATCAAGGCGTTTAGGAGTGATTACGATGATGTGGCGTAACTGGTCGGACTTCTGGTATGACTGCGCCGACTTCTTCTTTGGTAAGCAGATGGACAAGGCATACAAGCAGGGCATTCGTGCCGGAGCCGAGTATGCAGCCAGGAAGCTCTCGAATGAGATTCACAATGTAGACACTAAGTCTTTGACAAAGACAGAGCGCGTCGGTCACGCCGCCGCTATGGACTCAATGATCAACGCAAAGAAACTCATTATGCGCGAGACGGGAGCGATGCTTTGAAGCCAAACACATTTGTAGACGAACTACCAGCTCAAACTAAAGGCTCACGGTTGCTAGACGAAGAATTGGTCAGCAAACTAATTGCCAATCCAAATAAATGGTATTACTTGGGTAATCGCACCCGACTTCCTATAGATCGTGCAATCAACACTTATGCAAGAGACTGGAATATAGAAATGAAATCACGCAATAACAAAGGTCACAAAGCCGATATTTTTTTGAGGTACAAGTCCTAATGAAAATTACTATCTGGGAACTACCTAATTGCGTACAGTGCGCTCAAACAAAGCGCGAGTTCGACAAGCTTGGTATCAAGTATTCGGTCAGACAGCTAAACCGCTCCCCGAAGGCTGTAGAGCGTTTCAAGGAGATGGGTCTGATTGCCGCCCCGATTGTGGAGACAGACGACCGTCGCTGGTCCGGCTTCAGGATCAACCGTATTCGGTCACTCCAGAAGCACCTAGAACACGAGCGCGACTTGGGTATCAACGTACCCGTAGAACCGCTACGTCAGATAGCAGATGAGGTAGGCGATGAGTAAGAACGACCGTATCTACGCTAATTTTCGGCAGGCCGCAGCGCTCCTTCGGGACCGTAACCTGGTGTGGTCTGCCGATCTAGATTGCATCCGAGAGGACTTGGCCGAGTATTTAGAATCCAAGGCCGGACTCGGTGTTGGAAACAACCCGCACCTGATAAGGGTGGTAGACATTTTGTTGGCCGATGAGAATGATTTGAGTGCGCCGTGGACGAGGGACTAAACGTAGAGAGGCTCGTTGCGGGCTGGAAGCTGCAAGACGAAGTATCTGATCTTTCGATGAAGATGCTTAGAGCTGGCATAGAACTCGGTGCCAGGTCCGCCATCATAGCTTTGGCAAAGCGTTACATAGCCCAGAACTATGAAATCCTACAAACAGACGACTTTGATCTAGCGGTCAAAGAAGGCGTTGAAAGGGCAGTAGAAGAAATGGACAGGAGAATGAACGATGTTAGAGGGTCTTGAGCCTCCAAAGAATAAATCTGTTTACTGTAAGGTCGCACAGCTTCGTGAAAAACTTGAAGAAACCGATCTGATTATCCTTGACACTGCCCTGGCAGACAAAGAGCGATGGGGAGCAAAGACACTCCAAAACGCACTGCGTGAACGCGGACTTAGTTTGGCCGACACGACAATATCTAAGCACCGAAATAAGACCTGCGCTTGCTATCGAGGATAGGCTGGAACTATGTTGGAGAATTTAGAACCCGCAACAAAAATAGCTGCACCCGCTAACTATCGCCCTGGCGTAGAGTTTGACGGCACTGAAGGAATAGCTACAACTCCCGGATACAGCGAAGCTCCGAACTTCGACGAGTTCCTGACCGAGGCTGGCTTTGACCCAAACGAGATTGAGATAGTCGGTACACCTCGTACCTCGCGCTGGCAGAGATACGACGGCGACTGGCTAACCTCTTATCGTTTTCAGTTCCGTAAAAAGACGGCAGGCATAGACCTGCCGCTTCTTTTGCAGGAAGCAAAGAAAAAAGCTAAGACCCCGAAGCTCCCTAAGACAACGGACCGCTGCCTAGTTGTTATGTGGTCTGATCTTCAGGTGGGCAAGGTGGACTACAGAGGCAACTCTCAGTCCCTGGTAGAGCGAGTAGAGCTAATGCAGGCTCGCCTTATGGAGATGGTCAAACGAGAGAAGCCGGAAAAGGTTATCTTCGCAGACCTCGGTGACACTGTAGAGAACTTCAGCAACGCTGCCGATGTGGCCCAGTTACAGAGCAATGACCTCTCGATTATGGAGCAGGTGGATCTGGCGATCACTTTTGCATTTCAAACATTGCGGATGCTCGCGGAAAAAGTCCCCGACATAACTTATGCTTCGGTTGGGTCTAACCACTGCCAGTGGCGCGTGAACAAGCAGGTAGTAGGAAAGCCCTCAGACGATTGGGGCATCTTCATTGGACGACAGCTTGCAAGACTAAGTAAGGAAATTTCCTTACCTATTCGGTTCGTGGAGCCACAGCCCCACGATGAGTCTCTAGCACTTGACGTATTCGGTGACGGCTTTCACATCCTCGGTATTGTCCACGGACACCAAGCTCGCCGCCCCGACAATATGGGTCAGTGGTGGAGAGGCCAGGCATTCGGTAAGCAACCCGTTGCAGACGCTTCGGTTCTAATCCACGGACACTGGCACCACCTCAGAGTGAC